ATCTAAAGTTATTAAAACATCATTACCACTTCCCCCACCAGTATTTTTAATAAAAATAAATTTACTAGTACTGGTAAGAGATGCTGAAGGAGTATTATCTGCAACAACTAAATTAGCATTATAAGAACCAGCACCAGCTAGAGATGCACTTGTTTCACAATTACCAGTCAGCTTTCTGCCACAATCACTATCAAGATAATATCTGCCATTAGAAAGTATCTGTTCTTGTGGAGTACAGTGATTCTTGTATATTACTTTATAGGTTATTGCCATATCTATCTAGCTCTCTGCCGTTCCTGCTGTTGCTGAGGTGGAGGAGGAGCCATAATAGCAAAAGCCTGAGTATACTCTTGTTTTAAATCCTGCAATCTGGCAGTTTTCCATTGATATTCAGCATTTTTCTCAGCTAATTCTTGTTGATAAGTTTGAATCTCTGCTGCTACTTCTCCCTGATATGACTGAAGTTCAGCAGTATATTTTTGTAAAGTAGATGCATATTCCTGCTGTTCTTTCTGCAATAGCAGACTTGTTTCCTGTTGAGCTTCTTGAGCAGCTATCTGTGCATTCTGTATTGCTTCCTGTACAGTTGACTGATATTCTACATTAGCATCATTAAATATATTCAGTTGATTTTGCATAGCCTGTGAATATGACTGTAAATAAGTTGAAATCTTTTGTATTTGTACAGCTGCAAGCTCAGTGTCTTCTTCATCTTCAATAAGTTCTCCAGCAACAGAAAACCATTTAGAGTAATTTAAAAAATCTGCATCTGTACCATAACCAGATGAATCTGCATCCATAGATGCTGTTATCTCCTCAGTTGCACTTCCAACTGCAGGAGCTGTATATGTAGGTGGTGTTCCTAAAGATCCAATTGTAACAGTACTAACACCTGGAGTTGTAAAACTAGGTACTGTTGGTGTATCTGGAGGTACAGTTGTAAGACTGAAAGTTGATATACTTGCAGAAGCTAAAGAAGCCTGAAGAGACTTTATGGCTGCATATATAACTACAAGATATACTTTGTCATTAGGGAAATACTTTATATTAGCATGAGCATAGGTTAAAGCAGCATTATTAGTAATATCTCTAGGCTCTTCATTTACATAAAAAATCTTAAATCCATTATTTGCAGATGGAGTTGGGTATACATTGATTGCTTTATCACCATTCATAGTATATACGGGGTGATATTGCGAAGCATAATGCAAACTATCTACATTGACAACTTTTGATTGCATTGATGCAGGAATTTTTCTACAAACCTCCCATGCAGTACTTCCATCTGAAGATCCATCTGCTCCTGCCTCTCTAATAACAGAAATAATTTTAGCTCCACCAACATTAACCCCTTGTGAATCACTAATACTACTCTCCCTCTGAAAGTTCTCAATATCCTGAGGTCTTAATGCAACTATTTTACTAGTAACATCAATAACCCCATCTCTTAAAAATTGAGTAAGCTCAGTCTGCCCAGGATCTGTAGAAGAACCATCTATTCCAAGGTTTGTTATTCCATTTACTTGTGCTTCAAAGTCTGCCATAAGATAACCTTATACACATGAGGGACTACAAAAATATAGTCCCCCTGTGTATGTTATTTGTTAGTTTATGGTTTTACGCTATCTGTTGGAGCACATGCATACATAACAAGAACACGTGTTTCGCCTGCACTTACAGCTGTACCATGATTGGTAACTGTAACATCAGCGATAACTGTTCTAGCAGAAGCATCATAAAATACCCTCTGCTGTGCAGCTGTATATGCACCTGCTTTACCACCTGGATGCTCCATCGTATTTGCTTCGCCTACAAGTAAGTCAGTATCTTTTAAGTCAGTAGCTGTATGGAAACCATTGTCATCGTCACCATCACCTACTATCATAGAAACTGCAGCACCAGAAACCCATAGAGCTACACCATGTACTTGTACATCGAGTATATATGAATTAGCTGGAACCTTAACTTGTCCTATCAAATGATAAGATACGCTAGAATGGTCACCTACTTTAGTCCAATCAAATACTATTTCGCCTACTTGAACATTCCAAGAAGATGCGTAACTAGATTTTACTATTGATTTAGTACTGCTAGCCATTAGTTACCTCCTTAAGGTGCTGTGAATAGTGCACCAGTAACGAATCCAGTAGCTTGACTAGTACATAAAGTACCATCAATATGCCATACATTACCAGAAGCTGTCCCAATAGGTGACGCTATTAATGCTGTCATTCTAAAATGAGAACCAATTGCAATGACGGCATTAGATGTATTAGCAGCAAGTACCATAGTTCCTTCACCAGAAGCAGGAATAGCATTAGATGCGTCATCCGCAGGCATAGCAGGTAAAGAAGTATCAACAATACTTACTACTCCAATAATGTCATCATAACCTTTTGTTGCTGAATCAGGATCAGTTGCATGTCCGCCAGTATTTATAGTATAAGAACCAGCAGAACCACTATTACCTGCTACAGTAACTACAAATTCATACCATGTTCCTACACCAGCAGCTTTAATCGTTGGAAGATTAATGACTTGTATTTGAGAAGCAGTACTATTCAAATTGACCAAACTTCCAGTTTGTGCAACAGTTAAGTCTGTTTCAGCAGTAGTAGCACCCATAGAGATAACATTTCGCTTTATATAAGCATCATTGTCATCACCTACAATAAAATCAGCACTATTATCGAACTTATTTTGTCCATATAAGGGATTTGCCATTTTATTCCTCCTTATGTCCAAATAGCATGAGATTCGGCCATTGACCACTCCATGCCAGCTTCAGTTAAGATTTGATCTACTCTACGATCGACACCAGAGTTCTCTAAAGTTTGAACTCCTACATAGACTGAAGTATCACGATTAACACCATTACCAACTAAAGGTCTGTAAGAACAGTTCTTCATGTTGACACCAAGCATTTTCACATTTGTACCATCAAGATGAACATTGCGAGCAACATTCATGTCTCCGTATACAGTTGAGATTGTACTTATATCAACACCAAATACCTTCTTCTTGCCAGTTAGTGACATATCAGCACTTAAATTAGGAGATACTTCAAGATTATTCTTAAAATATCCACTTAATTTATGAAGCCAATTGTATACTGCTGTATTGCAGAAGAACATAGTTGCTTGACTTTGATTGTATCTTGGATCTACATAGTTTGAAAGATCATCAAGAAAATCATCTTGAGTCTTAGTCGCTATTGCAAGACTGAACTGGTTGCCGTAGTTTGAAATATAATCTACTGCACCCTGAGTGTATTGAATACTATCACCGTCTGAATACTGAGATCCAAATAGTAATGATGTTTCAATGTCCCATTTATGCTCAACCAACTTTTCCTTCCAAACCCTAGCCCACTCATTTGGTTCAAACTTCAACACTGTAGCACGAGCCGTATTGGTCATTGCCATAGTAGTCTTCCAGATCTGAGTAAGACCATGATTTGAGGAATATGGTTGGTCCAGCCAGGTTTCTGGAAAACCAGTACCTTCTGCAAAAGCAGAACCCATTACATAAGAACGGTTAGCTTCTAGTTCACCAGCAATTGCTCTGTCTGATACTTGTTCATCATCATCAGTTGCTGTTCCAACACCACCAGCAGATGGAGTATCATTATAGAATGATGAAAACTCTAGAGCACCACTGTCATATTTGACAAGAGTACCTTCAAGAGCTACACATTCTTTTGAACCAGTGCCTGCAGTCTTAGTAAGACTACCAGTAACAGTTTCTACTCTGAGAATTTGATATCCTGAAGTACCAGTACCTGTTGCACTAGCTTTACCAGGAATCTTTACTAGTTGACCTGCCAAGAAAAATCCTGGCCTTGTATTACTAGCACCAACATCATAGTTGTTAGTATTCTCATTGAAGACATTCTGTATGTTACCACGATTGTCATAATCAGTAGACATGTATACTTTCATCCTCTGACCAACTGCAGATACAGCAGCACCCGTATCCGATTGTTGCATTGTTGATTCAGTAAATGTATCTGAACCACCATCTACTTGACCTATTACATAAGCATAACGCTTATGATACGAAGGACGCTTCTCAGTAAACTTAAACTGAGGATCGTCTGTCGGTTTTTTTGCCACCTTGCTTACGAATCTAAAGAATGGATCTTGAGCAATTGATAGTTCAGAGACTCTAGCACCAAAATTGTACTTTCGTCTAATATCACCAGTACTAAGACCAGTGCTGGTACCTGGACCACGCCCATCAAAATCCGCTACAGTAAGATTTGTGCTCGGTGTTATCGCTGATATATAATCAGCCATATCGAACTCCTTACTTGAAGTTCAGATAGACCCTAAGTCAAAATGACTTTATATAATTTAAATCTATCCGAACAGGTTATCTAAATCGCCATCCAAACCTAAGATTCCGTCAAATATAGCATTATCGGGAGTCTTCTCTTCGGTTTGGCTGTTAGCTCCACTAGCGGATGTTGGTATGTTCCTGACATTCTTCATCTGGCTTAACATGTCATTCTTTGTAGACTGGACCACATTTGCATTAGCCTGATCACGATTCAATAGATAATCAATATCTTCAAGTGTAAGTACATGACTTTGTGCTTTTTCCTTAAAAGAAGCAAATTGCTCATCAGTCATACCTTTCTTTTCCCTGAAGTCATTTTCTATCGCTTTCCGTTGAGATTCCTGCTGTATCTTTACAGCATTGTCTTTTTCAGCTTTTACTATCTGTCCCACTCTCTGCTGAACAATCTTGTCTACCTGAGCATTCAGAACCTTTGCTGAATCAGAATCTGGATCTGTCATTGCATCTTGCGAATCAAACATAAAATCCTCATCCAAATTCAACTCATCCTGTACACTCTTCGGAGCATTACCTCCATTTACCAGATAGTCACGAACATGTTCAACTAATCCACTATCATTTTTCATTGCTTCAAGAACTGGTACAAAAGGTTCAACCTCTTTATACTGTTCTCTCAGCTTAACGGCTTCACGGCTACTATCTTGGTAGCGTTTCTTGTAAGGATTACCGTCATCATCCCAACCCACGTTATCGGAGCCAACAGTTTCTTGCTGGGTTACCTGTTCGGTGCCAACTTCCTGTCGGGTTGCCTCAGTGCTGTCTTCGGCTACTACACCGTTGACATCTTCTTCAAGGGCTTCGAAAAAGCCATCTGAGGAGCCAAAAACCTGATCTTCTACTTGATTTTCATCAGTAGTTACAGCTTCTGGGTTACCTGCAGTTTCTTCCATATTATTCCCCATACTTATTTTAATGTTACTTATTTTCCTTATTACTTTGCAAATCTTTTCTTGCAAATTGTAATTCTCTTGATAAATCTTTATTAGCAGTGTCTACCTGATTGGACATTACATTCTGTAAAAGCTTCTGTTTTGCTTCTGTTGAACGATAAGAATCCTTTAGATCACCTTTGACCTCTTCCTTCTTCTTATTGATTTCAACCTCAGCCTGCATAACCTTGCTCTTGATACCAGCCTGTACTAATTGTCTTTCCAGAGTTTCGATAGTACCTTCCTTATCTTTCAAGGATTCCTGCAACTGTCCTAACTGTCCCTGCAATTGGGAATAGAGACTCTTACGCTTGGCTATCTGCTCTTTATTCCGTACATCAGTTTCAGCAAGAACTGCAATATCATCTATAACGCCAAACTGCAGAAGTTCTTTCAATTCAGCCAGGTATGCCCATCTATTGACTGGCAATGTAGAACCTGCTACTATTCTTACATCGAATTTAGCCGCAGTATAGTCCATTGACTTGCCGATTGCCTGTCCCATATCATTATAGATTGGAATATTGATCTGCTGTTCACGTTCTTCCTGAATAGCTGAAGGCTGTATAATCCTAAATCTTTTATTAGCTGTATAGACAGATTGTGATATCTGCATAATAACTTTACCCAACTGTCTTAATCCTGGTTCTATGGAATGCTTCATCCATTGCTTAATTCTTCTTGTTCCATATTCATCCAATGCAAGCATCCCTCTAAATGTTTCATGCTGCTGTTGTGTATCTCCCTGCATAGAAGAGTAGATTCCAGCCAGATATTCCATATCCTGTTTACCCTGCTGTACAACACTAAAAAATGCATTTGATAGTGGGGCAGGCATAATAGGAGTTGGTTTTTCCGATCCTGGTCTTACTGAAAGCAAGGCTCCTGGTGAAGAGGAATACTGTTCCCATTGATCTGGATCAATAGAACCTTCCTCATAGAGCCATCTCAAAGAAGAACCTAAAGATGCATTATGCACCATTATCTGGTGAGATTTGTTTATTTCTTTCTGCTTTCCTACCAGAGGACCAACTGCAGATACTGGATATGGAGTACCAGTCCATTTATAGTGAAACGGAATTAAGGGGTAATCAACTACATTTTCTGGATATACAACTTCATACAAGAGTTTATCTCCTGCACAGACTGTCTGCCTGATCCTTGTACCATAGAACTGCACAGTATCAACAATAGCCTCCTGAAAGG